CAAGAACTTGAAAGAATTGAGACTGAAATCCGTAATGCTTCTAGGTTTGACCGCTCTGCGGTTGAGATTCGGGAGTTTAAGAATTTCCTCTCTAAGATTAATCTTTAATAGGAGATAAACATGTCTGAACAAGAAATGTTAGACGACATTGAAACTGTTGAAGAGGTTATTGAGGAAGAAACTTCCGAAGAATCTGAAGCAGTTGATGTTTCCGAAGCAAAGGATGGGGTAGAAACTGAAAAAGCTTCTATCGCTTCTGTTGCTGCGGGTTCAGCAAAAGTCAAAAAAGCTCCTGTTCCTGGCGGCGAAGCCAATAAAGGCGACCAAAAAATGCCAAGAACAAAAGCTGGAATGATCAATGCTATGTATGAAAAAATGAGCGGCATGAAAAAAGATGCTCTCATGGCTGCATACGGTAAAATGATGGAAGACGTTGAATTGGAAGAGGGCGAAGAAGCTACTCCTGCTATTCACGAAAAGGCAGAAGCTGTCTCTGTAGACGTTTCCGCTGATATGAATGCTTTGGTTGAATCTGAAGCAACACTTTCCGAAGACTTTAAGACTAAGGCTGCTGTCATTATGGAAGCTGCTGTTAAGTCAAAAGTATCTGAGGAAGTGTCTCGCATTGAAGCTGAACTTCAGGAAGAACTTGACGAAGAACTTAAAACAACTCGTGAAGAAATGGTTGAGCAAATTGACAGCTATCTGAACTATGTTGTTGAAAAGTTCATGGAAGAAAACAAGCTGGCTATCGAAGCGGGTATCCGTACTGAGATTGCTGAAGACTTTATGAACGGTCTTAAGAACCTGTTCACTGAGTCTTATGTTGAAGTTCCTGAGTCTAAGGTCGATCTGGTTGATGAACTGTCTATGACTGTTCGTGAGCTGGAAGAAAAATTAAACGAAACCACTGAAGCTGCTATCCGTCAAAGCGGTGAGCTGGAAGAACTGAAGCGTGATGCTATCATCCGTGAACATTCCCGTGATCTCGCTGAGACTCAGGTAGAAAAGTTGAAGTCCCTGGCTGAAGATATTGATTTCGAAGATGCTGAAACTTTTGCAACAAAAGTATCAACTATCAAAGAATCTTACTTCACCAAGAAGAAAGTTACAGTTGCTGAAGAGCAGGTTGCTGAAGATGCGGAAACGCAAGAAGTGAGCGAATCTATGCAGCGTTATGTAACTGCTCTTAAAAGAACTCATAAACCACAATAATTAGAAAGAAGGTGTTTAAAAATGCAAGCTCCTGTATCTTACGATAAACTCGTAAATAAGTGGGCGCCAGTACTGAACGAAGAAACTGCTGGTCCTATTTCCGATCACTACCGCAGACAGGTAACTGCTGCTATTCTCGAAAACCAAGAGCGTGCTATGCGTGAAGAAGCTTCCCAAGCTTCCTTTGGTATGCTGAACGAATATGGCACAGAAACTGGTAACGTTGACAAGTTCGACCCAGTTCTGATTTCCCTCGTTCGCCGTGCTATGCCAAACCTGATCGCATATGACGTTTGTGGCGTACAGCCAATGACTGGTCCTACTGGCCTGATCTTCGCTATGAAGTCTCGCTACAAGACTACTCGTGGCGGCGCTACTGCTGATTCTGAAGCACTGGGTATTAAAGAGCCATACACTGGCTTCTCTGGTGACTCCGGCTTCTCCGCACAGCCTGCAGACCCTGCTGGTCTGTCCGAGTCTAACTTTGACTCTGACTCCTCCGCTGACGATGCTCGTGCTACTGCTCTTGCTGGCGGTGGTATGACAACTGCTGAAGGCGAAGACCTTGGTACAACTGGTAATGCTGCTTTCGCAGAAATGGGCTTCACAATCGACAAGCAGACTGTAACTGCTAAGACTCGTGCGCTGAAGGCTGAATACACCATGGAACTCGCTCAAGACCTGAAGGCGATCCATGGTCTGGAAGCTGAAACTGAGCTGGCTAACATTCTGTCTGGCGAAATCCTGGCAGAAATTAACCGTGAAGTTATCCGTACCATTAACTCCCAAGCTAAGTCCGGTGGCGCTCTGACTGCTGCTGGTGCTGCTTCTGCAGACTTTGACCTGAACACTGATGCTGACGGTCGTTGGTCTGTTGAGAAGTTCAAGGGTCTGATCTTCCAGCTTGAGCGTGACGCTAACAAGATTGCAAAAGAAACTCGTAGAGGTCGTGGTAACTTCGTTATCTGTTCTTCTGACGTAGCTTCTGCTTTCGCAGCTGCTGGTATGCTGGACTATGCTCCTGCTCTGTCCACTGCTCTGAACGTTGATGACACTGGTAGCACTTTTGCTGGTGTACTTAACGGTAAGATGAAAGTGTACATCGACCCATATGCGACTACTGACTATGTAACTGTAGGTTACAAGGGTACTAACGCATATGACGCTGGCGTGTTCTACTGCCCATACGTACCACTGACCATGGTACGTGCGGTTGACGAAGACAGCTTCCAGCCTAAGATTGGCTTCAAGACTCGTTACGGTATCGTTTCCAACCCATTCGTTGGCGAAAACCCAACTGACGGTCTTGCGCCAGTTAAGACAAACCAGTACTACAGAATCTTCAGAGTTGCGAATATCTTAGGCTAATCGCAACAATAATAAAAATAATACTGGTTATATAAATACTAGGGTGGGTCGAAAGGCTCACCCTTTCTTTTTGGAGTAGACAATGGTACTGACAGAAAACATCAATTACTTACAGCCAACTGGATTTAAAGTTGTTATTGACAGAGAAAATTATCCTAACTTGGAATTTTTTGCTCAATCAGTAGATCATCCAGACGTAAACCTTGGTGCCCCTGCGATGCCATTCAGACGTATCGACAATGTAGCGTTTCCTGGGGATACGATTTCTTATTCTGAATTACAGATTCAATTTATTTTAGATGAAGATATTAAGTCGTATATCGAATTGTATGAATGGTTTGAAAAATTAGTAAATGAAAATTTTGTTGGTGAAGGGCCAAGGTCAAGTAGAACAAACCCAACTCCTCCTAGCCAAGCTGATATTTCTATTTCAATTTTAACAAGCCATAACAATCAAACAAAACGCATTTTATATAAAGGTTGCACTCCAACATCTTTGAGTGGCCTTAGACTTTCTTCAGTTGCAACGAGTATCGAATATTTAACTTTTCAAGCATCATTTGCGTTTACGGGCTTTGAATTCAAGGGATAATATTATATAATATTTAAAATAATTTTTTAGGATGTGACATGAAACTTGATTTGAGCGCTATTTTAGAATTGTGGAAAGAAGACTGTTCAATTGATGAAATGAACCTTGATGAGGAATCGAGAAAAACTCCTTCCCTTCATGCTAAGTATCTTGAGATAAGATCGCTTACAAAGTTAAAGCTCGCAAAGGCAGAGCTTGATCAAAAGACTCTTCTTAAACAAAAATGGCTTTATTACAATGGTAAGATGGATGAAGATGAAATTAAAGAAAGAGGCTGGGAGTTTGACCCTTTTAAGGGATTAAAGGTTCTGAAGGGTGAAATGAATTATTATTATGATGCAGATACAGACATTCAAAAATCAGAAGAGCGTATTCAGTATTTTAAGACGACCATCGAAACGCTGGATGAAATTATTAATAATTTAAAATGGAGACATTCAACAATCAAAAATATGATTGATTGGAGACGGTTTGAAGCGGGGGGTTAATGGCTGATTTAAAAATAAAACAAAAAAATTATTCAGCTTTAGAGATACGATGCGAACCATCAGTAGCCAGCGAACTTACAGATTATTTTTCGTTTGAAACTCCTGGCTACAAATACATGCCAGCGTATAAGAGTGGACGCTGGGATGGGAAGACTAGGCTTTTTAACAACAGGAATAATGAACTTCCAGTTGGCCTTTGGGATTACCTTTTAGATTTTGCCAAGCCAAGAAATTATACGCTCGATGTTCAGAGCAACGATGACTATGGCGCTCCCAATCAAAAAGAAGACATAAGCCCCAAAGAAGTCTATGAGTTTATTCAAATGCTTCATTTGCCTTTTGAGGTAAGAGACTATCAGTTTGATGCAATTTTTCAAGCTTTACAATCCAAAAGAGTCATTCTGCTTTCTCCAACAGGCTCAGGTAAATCATTAATTATTTATGTTTTAATGATGTGGTATCTTGAATACTATAATAAACGCATTTTGATTGTTGTTCCAACTACTGGTTTGGTTCAACAAATGTATGCTGATTTTGAATCATATGGATTAAACGCTTCATTAGTCGTTCATCGAATCTATGCAGGAATGCCAAAGAACGATATTCCGCAAAGAGTCTTTGTATCAACATGGCAATCCATTTATCAATTACCAAGCGCATGGTTTCAGCAGTTTGGTTGTGTCTTTGGTGATGAAGTTCATGGATTTAAGGCAAAGTCTCTTGCAGGTATAATGAATAAATCTCGTGAGGCTGAATACAGGTTCGGTCTGACAGGAACTCTGGACGGTACACAGACGCATAAGTTAGTTCTAGAAGGATTGTTCGGTAGAGTATTTAAAGTTACTACAACTAAAAAATTAATCGACAATGACACCTTGGCAAAACTCAAAATTCATATGCTTATTCTAAAGCATCCCAGAGAAGTTTGTAAGGATGTTATAAATACTAAAGATTACCACTATGAAATTGATCATATTGTTGGTAACGAAAAACGTAACCGACTGATTCAAAACCTAGCATTAGATCAGAAAGGCAATACTCTAGTATTATTTCAGTATGTAGAAAAACATGGAAAAGTAATTTATGATTTAATTAATGTAAAAGCGAAAAATGATAGAAAAGTTTTCTTTGTTTCAGGTGAGGTTGATTCACAAGTTCGTGAAGAAATACGAGGCATTGTTGAAAAAGAAAAAGATTCGATCATAGTGGCTTCCCTCGGTACTTTTTCAACTGGCGTAAACATTAGAAATTTACATAATATTATTTTCGCTTCGCCGTCAAAATCTCAAGTAAAGGTATTACAAAGCATCGGTAGAGGGCTTAGAAAATCAGAAGACGGTAGGGAGACTACACTTTATGACATAGCTGATGATATGCATCATAATAAAACCAAAAACTATACTCTCTTACATGCTATTGAACGAATGAAAATATACAAAAGAGAAAAGTTTGACTACGAAATCCATGAGGTGACTCTATGAATGAAAACGATAATATCAAAGTAATCAAATTAGTAACTGGAGAGGAAGTTGTTGCTAGAATTAAGGACGGTCCTGATAATATAGTTTCGCTTGATAGTCCTTATATTGTCCAATTGAACGAAGAAGGTATCGCATTATTTCCATGGATATTAACTGCAAAAAGCAGTGAATTGGTAAATATCGCACCACTTTCTGTTGTATCAATTGCAAATCCAAAAGAAAAAATTATTCAAGGATACAAAGAAGTCATCAAAGATGATGTCGTTGAAGATGTTGCTATGGAATTCGAAGACGACCTGATTGACTTTGTAAACACCACTGTGCACTAGGGGTATATTCCGGGTCCTGATCAGTAAACTGAAGTATATACTATTTTTCAGGAATGTAAAGTAAAAAATTTATCTTTACTTTTATCAGGAATTATTTATAATAAATTTTATATTTAATTAAGGCATTCTTATGAGTAAAAAGAAGAAACCAAGCGATTATATAAATAACAAAAGGTTTTCAAAAGCTGTTTGTGATTATGTTGAAGAATGCAACAAAGCAAAAGCAGCTGGAGAAGAGATTCCTATTGTAACTAATTACATTGCCCTTGGCTTTGACCAGATTGCTACAGGTCTTTCACGTAAACCTAATTTCGCCGGATATTCATATAAAGACGAAATGGTGATGGACGCAATCGAAAATTGTTTGAGGGCAATTAAGAATTACAATATTGAAGCTGCAACTAGGACAGGTAATCCAAACGCCTTTGCTTATTTCACTCAGATTAGTTATTATGCTTTTCTGAGAAGAATCAACAAAGAAAAGAAACAACAAGAAATCAAAAATGAAATCTTTGAGCATTCTTATACTGAAGATTTAATTGAAGTTCCAAAACATTCAGACAACATTGGTAAATCTATTTCGCATAGTTACATCAGTAATCTGAGAAATAAGATGAAAGAATTTGACGAAGTTACCGATGATGAGTATGTTGATCAAAAAGATTTACTTCCTAGGAAGAGAATCAGAAAAAGTAATGATTCAGATTTATTGGAGTTCGTATGAAATGCTATACACAAAAACGATTCATCGAAATCGTCAAGAACGCTGATATTATTTACGGAGAAGTTTCACTAAACGCTGCTGTTCGTATTCCTGCTCGTGTAAGGAAAAAATCCTTACTTGAAAAATTAGAAAAAATTACAACGGAACAAGCTGCTATGGGATTTTATGGCTCTGTCTCTAAAGATAAAAAGGGACGCAGGATTTTAAAGGTGCTATAATGACAGACGATATTTTCGATTTCGGGTTTACCGCAGTCTCAGAAGAAGAATTAGAAGTTGTTCAAAAGACTACTGCAAGCGCAGAAGAAGCTGCTGCTACAGCAACGTCTTATGAGGACAAACTAAACAAACTCTACAATGCCATCATTCCACTACTTGCAAACCTCAAAAAAAATCCAGAAAAAGATTACATCTATTGGCCGAATCGCACAGAGAAGGTTGAACACTTTGAGGACATGAGTGCTAATATCGTA